AAGCATCATTGTATAGCTTGTGACACATGTGTATTATTTGCGCATAGTCAATAGGTGTTACCATGTTGTCTCTAAATGTACACACTTGACGATAAGGCATTTTTGTTATGTCAATGATTTGAAATGCAGAATAGTCTAGACCTTTGCCGCGAGAAACGTCAACAACACAAACGTAGATGTGATCTTTTTCTGGCTTTTCGTATTGTTTTATCTTATCTCTTTCAAAGATAGGGTTTCTAGGCGTAAGATGTTTTAGTTTTGACCCATCAATAAGTGTTCCAGAAGACCCCATAAATTCATTTTCATATTCTTGTTTGAACTGCTCCAAACCGATGTTTGAGAGCGTTACTCTTTTCCACTCTTCATCTCTTTTAGGGTGCTCCCACCACTCCACTCTAATCGGATAAAAATCGTTATTACCTTCTTCTGCTTTTGTATAAATGCTATAAAATAAATCTAAGCCATTTGGCGTGCTTGTGATAATAACCTTAGAACTTTCACCTGAAGAAACCACTGGGTAAGTAGATTCCCAAAATTCGTTCTGTTGATCCACATGTGCGAACTCATCCAAGTAAATAACGTTAAAAGAAAATCCTCGGATAGAATCTGAAGAAGTAGCTGCCGCCATTATCCAACTACCATTTCCTAATACCATGCTACCCTTGTTCCACTCTTTTACGCCAGGTTGCAACCAAAGTGGTAAATTTTCGTACATTCTTTGTACTCTTGATAAAATTTCTCTGGATGTTGCCGCCTTGTTTGCTAGAATACCAACAGCCTTATCTGGTGTAAAAATAGCATAGTGGAGTAGAAAGGCAGCAACAACTGTACTTTTACCCATCTGTCTGGGTAATAGATTTACTACAAATCTCTTTTCTGTAAAAGCTCTAAGCATTTTCTTTTGATACTCGTATGGATCAAATAATTGTAATCCATGATCCAGAGTAATAATCTTGCAGTATTTTGTGACGAAATAAACGATATCGTTTGAGCATTTTATGTATTCATCAATTTGATCCCTGGTAAATTCCATAGAAATACCAGATTTTTTTAGAAAAGAATTTCCGTTATATCCTATATTTTTATTCGTATTCATAATCAAATCCTACATCTTTATATGTCTTTCCAACAACGTCTTCCTTCTTACCGACTTTTTTGAGAACGATGCTTTTTGAATATGCTAGATTTGTTATCGCACTTTCGTTTGAATAAATGCAATACTTATAAAGTGTAGACACTTTAATACCATCTGAGTTACAAGCATCTTCAAACGATTCATATTTACCAAATGGTGTTATAAAGTATCCTCTGAATTTAGGATACTTTTTTCCGCGCTTTTGCTTTAGTTTTCTTGAATGTTCTGGCCTTTTTAATCCGAAGTTTGGGTTATTTTCACCTGACATTGATTCTCTAATACTATTTTTTGTGGAATCTGTGTGACGCTTTCCGTAGAAAGGATTACCCTTTCCAGAAAACTTTTCTGATAAATCTTTTCTTACGGTTCCCTTTGACGAAGGCGGTACATTTCCACCAGTCATAATGTTCCAGCCTATACGCATTTCAGGCCTGAGTGATTCTTCTAATTTTTTTGCTTGAAATTCAGACAAACCCTCTTGAAGAACGAATATATCGACATCCTCACCATATTTTTTTATCGCGTTTGATACAGGATGATTCTGTCTTCTTTGATGCTGTTTAAATCGTCTTTTAGGATTGTTGGAAATACCTATGTAACCCTGTGTTTTAGGGTCTTTATGATCTTTGTGTTTTATCCAATATAAGCTATAGTTATAAATAGACATGCTGGGATCCTCCGTTCGGGTTTCTAGAGTCAGTGGGGTGTGCGAGTCCGCGACTGACAAGCTATTTATTCTTTTCCTGCATTTCGGTTATCATTTTCTGTAAATCCTCAGTACTACCAACGAAAAGATTATTATTAGTGACCTGCTGCTTTTCTTCTGGTGCTTGTTCAGACTTTCTGTCTTTATTCATAGCAACCAAATCTTTGTTAGCGTCAACAAGTGTTTTCATAAGAGTGGAAACGACTTCATACGCGCGTGGATGTTCGCTCGCGCTGGCCAGGTCCATCATTTCTTCAAGAGCCTTTGATCCATGTTCAATAACTGAATAGAAGTTTTCTCTTGCGTATTGATAATCATTATCGCTGTTTTCGTCTATTACTGATCTTTTAGCAGGTGTTTCTGATACTATTTCACCTTCTATAGGAGCTGGCGCGATGCCTAGCGAATCTTCAATCTTTTTATCACTCATCAACAATCCTTACAATGTAAGCCCAGTCATCATCAACATCAATGTCTAGGTATGGTATAGTCTCATTTATGTCTGTCGTCGGTTCACCATTAGCAGTCAGACCAGGCTGAATGTTTATAGATTCCACTATGTCAGCATCATCTTCTATTCTGTCATAGAAGTTTACATCAACAAACTTGATAATCTTCTTGGTTGAACTTGGACCGAAATAGTAACCCTTCAGTGTAAAGTTGAGTGTCCAAATAATTACTCTTCTAGTCTGAAAGTCATTCTCGTAGGTATCTTCCATTGACACGTCATTCAGAACAATCGGTATGTCAAAGTATGTATCAATGTCATCAACTAACTTTGCTGATACCGTTACGTCAGGCTTGAAATACGGTATGATTTGTTCTATAATCTTTAGACCGTCTTCATTATACTTCGCCATGATGTTTAACTGAAAGTTTAGATCATAAGGCGAAGGGTTGTATCTGTATGTTAATGCGTCATTATTACCTGGAGTAGACTTGGAGATTCTATGAAGTGATGGCAACTTTCTTTCTGGATTGTATGAAATGTCTGTAATCTCAAATGACATTCTAGGCAGTGTCATAGCAGGTGCAGAAAGATTGGGGTCACCATCAAGTCTTGCCAGAATCTTTTGGTAAGGCGCATAGTGAATAGGCACCTTCATTCTCTGAATCTCTGTTCCAGAGTTATCATCTCTTGTTATGATAATGTTATTGAAGAGTGTACCAAAAGTGGCTACTAGTCTTCGTGTGGTTTGATTGTAAAACTGTGTACCGTACATTATAATTCTCCAAACGGATTAGCTTCAGACCAATCAACGATTCCATCAGCCTCTTGCTCAATTGTGAAGTTATCCGCAAATAGATCAATTTCTTCAAGACTAGATGCTTCTGTGTTGCTTGTCGTAACATAATCAGCAAGAATCTCATCAATCTCTTCAACACCAGTCTGGAATCTTTCGTTACTGTACTCAAACAACTCGCATTTGAGATCATAAGTTTGAAGACTACCCATCTGATAGAAGATTGCCTCGTGTTCAACGTGCATAATCTTGAACAGCTTATTGTTCAGAGGTAGATAGATTAGATCGCCTTCAAATGGCCTTACATCTTCGTTGTAGTAACCGACTTCTTTGTTGAAAGTTCTCATAGCAATCGTGAGTGTAACCGAGTCGCGAATCTGTAGACCGAACTTAGATAAGAAGTCACCTTCTCCACCAAATCCATCAATCTCTTTGATGTACATTTCTACCATGTTAGCAGAACTATAAACTGGTAGATCGTCTTCGTTTAGCAACTCATCCCTTGCGCCAATCGTGCGTTTGATGTACCATGTATCTATACCATAAATGCGGATAGACTCTATGATCAGATCCTCTATGAGTTCTTGTTCTGAAGAGTTGGTGAAGTTGTTGAAATAAAAATTTACCGCCATGATTCACCTCAGCCGATAAGATCGTGGACGGGAAGGCTGAAGCTAGAAATCATGTCTTCTTCTAACTGTCTAATCTCTTCCCTTGCGTCTTGCAAAATCTGCTCTCCGTTGAATGTGACACCACCAGGCAACTGCATACCATTGAACTTCGTTAGGTTTGTCCCCCACTGATACTTGATCTTAGCTGTCGCATAGTTCTGAAGCCAACGATCTTTCCAAACGTCTGTGTAAGTCGTAGGGTCTACAATAGAATAACACTCTGCTACAATGTAGTCACCTGTGTTTAGAT